GACTTGATTGATTTATCTGCTATGGCATCTTCGATTTCGGTCTTTAATAGTTCGGTACTTGTGCCACCTGATATCTGACTGAATAGGTTCATACGTTTTGCAATAACGCCTTGTATCGGAATGACCCGAACATTCTTTTCAGTTGTATAAGAACCGGATTCGGATTCTTCTTTCTTTTTGAATTTTGCTTCTATTTCTTCAATAGACGACTTCCCATCCTTAATGCGTGTATCTACAATCTGGTACATGGTATCAAGCATCTCAGGAATGATTGCCCATTGTGTAGTCCATAACTGTTCCAGAATATGGCTATATCTATTATCCATAGCTGCTTCCTTTTTAACTTTTTTGATTTTTTGGGGTGGCATACTAACCTCCAATAAAAAAGGCTCGTGGATTTCTCCAGAGCCTTCGTTAGGGTACTGATTTTTTATTGGATGCGGAACCGAGAATCGAACTCAGATGTCGGGCTTATGAAACCCAACGAGTTACCAAACTTTTCCGCAATTATTTTATCGCTTTATTAGTCTCAACTTTCTGGCCGATTACTTTGCCATGTCGAATAATTGTTGTTACAGATGTTGTAATTTCTGGCTCTTCTTGTGCTTTCACAATATGTGGTACAAGTTCAAAAAGCAAGTAGTTTTTATTATTGTCGGTCAACCCTGCCATGCTATCGTTCACTCTGACTCCGGCTTCTTGTTTATATATTCTTCTTTAATCTGCTCAAGAAACTTCTCTAAAATAAGCACCGCCTGCTGAGGTGTTCCTAACTCTACTCTGTGTGGCATGGCTTTGTCAAGTGGTTTTTTCTGAAATGGACTTTGACGATATACCCAAAAAGGCATTAGTTTATCATCTTTTTGGAATCCGTACATTATCCCTATCTTTCCGTTGTATTCGTTTAAAATCAAGCCAGTTTTATGCTCTTTGTTCGTCATTATGAACATTTATTCTTCTTCCTCTTCCTTTTTGACTTTTTTCTCAGGATTATTGTCTTTAGTTTCAAGATTTTTCTCTTGTAAAGCCTCTTGATCAAATCCACTTACCAGTTCAGGAAATCTTAATTTCTCAGTTTCAGCATCAAGGCGGAGTTTAGCGTAATTGTTAAATCCTATCCTCTTGACAAGTTCGCCTATCGGAAGTCCGGCTACGTCTTTAAGGGATGCGTGTTTAACTCCGAACATGGCCTTAACCTTGCTTTCCATATCGCCTATCTCGCTTATCGGAGATGTGATTTGAATTAGGTCTTCTGCGTTTTTCTTGACTTTCTTTGCTATTGGTTTTTTATTATCGTCATATCCAACTACTTCTTTTACAAGATATGTGTTTTTAAATGATGATATTTTGCTTTTTAAGAAAAAAATGTTCCCCCAGAAGTCATATTTTAAAAACTTATGCCAATGCTCAACTTCATCTGCTATCTTTTCAACCATTGGAGGACGGGAGGCTTTTACTGAAGCGAATGTCCCTCTTGACTCACCGGTTGTTTCATCTTCTGGTGCATCAAGACCTGAGTTTATCATCATTAAAATATCTCGATCTTCATCTGAGATAGAAGGAAGTGTCGGATTAATGATTTTAGCTTTTATTCCAGGAGGTACTAATAAGGTTGAGCCAGGTACTTTCTTTGCCATTATGCCTGTTTTCTTTTTATCTGCATCTGTCATTTGAAGCCAAGTTCTAAATGCGATCTTGTCTTCCATCTCAAATACCCATGCGTAAGCTGAACAGGCTTTCTTATAATCTGCTTCCCACTTCTTTAGGTTTTCGTATAGATTAACCCACTCAAGAATAGCTCTGATATGCCCCACGTTTCGCTTGGTAAGCCAGCCTTTATCCCAGGATACAATAAATCTTTTAAAGCCTCCTATGGGCTTAAACTTCGCATCCTGACTGTTTTTAAGCAGGTCTGCATTATACCCTACTGTCTTTTTAACAACAGGCCAGAGTTCATCAGGATACCTTGCCATAAATATGCTTGGGATTTGTTCATCATACCTGCCATCGTCTATATCTGTCTTGTCGTACTTTATATTATAAAGTAATGGCATGGTGGTTTTTGTGGGATGAAATAGAATACCTGTGTCATTAAAATTACCTTGTACGCATACAGGATCGATGAAATCTATCTCAATAAATCCATCATTATGACATGTAAAACAAAGGAAAAGCTCACCTTCAATTATTGACCGAATTACCCACTTAAAATAATAAAGGTATAGCCTGTTTCTTTGGTCGTATTCTATTTCTTTAATTGCTGTTACTATTTGAGGTATGTCTGAGGTAGTTTCAAAACCATGTCCGGCCAATCGTCCTGCATATCGCTTTATATTAGTATGTATGTATGGATTGCGTTGGGCTTTTAACCAGCAATGCTCTTGGAGTACCGCTCTTGTTAGTGAATCATCATCCTTGTCTGACGTGCCAATTCCCAATACACCATCAGGGTCTTTATATGTTCCGCCTGAAGGGTCATACTGCCAAGGAGATGACATTGCAATATGAGTTAGAACATCATCGGGGATATCTGATAGATATTTCTGAATTTCTGAGTTATCCATATTCTTAGTATTTTCAAAGGGTTTTAATACATATCTTGACGTTAAGCATGAATAAAAGTATTTGTCAAGCTTTATTTTAAGAAAATAATTTTAATTGTGATGCTTCGTTTTTAATTCTTTGTTTTGCTATCTCGCAATAGTTTAGTTCTTTCTCTATGCCTATCCATTTACGATTCAGACGTTCACAAGCGATTGCGGTCGTTCCGCTGCCCATAGCAAAGTCCAGAACAGTCTCGCCCTCGTTGGTGTAGGTCTTGATTAGGTATTCCATCAGGGCGACGGGTTTTTGTGTAGGGTGAATTGATTTCTTTCCTGTAATGTTAGCATATTCTAGTACGTTAGTGGGAAATCCAGTATAAGACTCATACTCTACGCCAACTTGGTTGGGTCTTGCTCCCATCGTCCGACCATGTTTAACTGAGGAAATATTTTTTTGTCCCGAAGAAGATATTCCTTGTGGGTTGTATATCATCCTATTCTCGCCGAGTTGAGACCTATGACCCATAGGAGCCTTGCTGAAAACACAGGCTTCCTCTATGGCAGTCATAGGTCTATTCTTTGAGTGTTGCCATCCGTTAGGCTTACTCTTTCTCCAATACCAGCAATACTTAAACATCTTCATATTAGACGCTATCAGTGACGTAGTGAACGGTTGTGAGGCTGTCATGACAATTGCACCATTAGGCTTAATAAGTCTTTTAAGCTGTTCCCACATTGGTTCTAATGATATTATTGAATCCCAAGCACAAGCAGTCGTTCCATAGGGCGGATCGCAACAAACCATGTCTGTATTTGGCTCAAGTTCTGGCAAAATATCCAAACAGTCATCATGATATAACCGACCAAGGTTGGTTTCGTAATATGGCTTAATCATTAAGTCTCATCGGCATAATAACGCTTAAAAAGCTTTTATCATTTTCGCCTTCGATTATGCAAGGACTTTCTGCACTAACAATGTTAATAGATATCCGGTCTTCACCGATTGCACCCAAGGTTTCAATGAAATATCTCGTATTAAAAGATACGTCTAATGGTTCTCCTTTGAAATCAATCGCTATTTCTTCTTTTGACTCGCCTATATCTGGATTTGTGGTAGTTACAATAAGTTTCCCGTCTGAGAAGTTAAAGACAGCTCCTTTATAACTATCTGAGGATAAGATAGCCATTCTTTTGAGCATCCCAAGGAATAGTTTCTTGTCAGCGGTTACTACATGCCCATCTGTTTTAGCAACAATAGATTTATAATCTGGGTATTCCCCTTCAAGCAGCCTTATAATAAAGGTCTCTGTATCCTTTTTCACTATGAATTCGTTATGCTTAACCCCGACCTGAACAAATCCGTCTTTTAAAAACTTAGAGACTTCATTCAATGCTTTCTTTGGGATTAAGACCCTGATATCGGTTGTTAGATTGGGAGGCATTTCAGTTTCAATCTCACACTCAGCCGTAGAAAGCCTTCCGCCATCTGTGGATATTATTCTTGCAGTATTGTTAATAGTCTCAAATAAGACTCCCCGAACATGCGCACGGTTATCATTTAAAGCACCAATTACAAGAGACCTGTCAATCATTGACTTAAATGCTCTCGAATCAATCTTAAAAAACTCAACTTCTTTTATTACCGGAACTTCTGGAAAGTCGGACGGAAGCATACCAACAATGTTATACTGAACTGTTTCATTGCCGATTTTAAACCACTGTTTTTCGGTTTCTTCAATGATAATGTCATCAACTGGAAAGTCTTTTACAATTTCATAGAGCTTTCTCGCATTAATGGCGGCTTCACCCTGGCTTTCTACCTGCGCAGGATAGTTGCCTTCAAACCCAGTTTCAAGGTCGGTTACTGTTAGACTTAATCCGGTGGTTGCCTTGAGTAAAACAGTTTCGGTTATCGCAAGACTGGTCTTGTGACCTGCTATACCCTGAATTTTTGATAATACATCAATAATGTCGTTTTTGTTTACTGTTAGTTTCATGGTTCATCCTTTTGATTGTTTAAGATTTGTCATTTTATTCATCCATTCAATAAACTCATCATAATCCAGTTCAAAGTCTTTACCATCAGATCCCTTGTATAGACAAAATTCATAAATTAACTTCTCCTCAATAGATAATGATTTATACGCTCTTGACTGTTTGACATGGTGCTTTTTGGATACTCTGGCTTTTTTGGGCATAGTTTTTTCTCCTGTGAGTTTGACTCTGCGGTAAAGCCTACTTTACCTGAACGATTAAAGCCTTAATTTCGCATTTATTTCTATTGACATATCATTAAAAGCTTCTTGTAAATATCTCAATATATTAGTATCTTCAATATCTTCTATGATGTTTGAAGCAGGACTTAATAGACATCCATAAGTTGACCATAACCATGCTTTTTCTACTGTGTATCCTTCGCCATCAACATATAATTCCTTTATTTCAATAGCCTCTTCTTCGCTACAGCCCTTGTCTATAAAATATTGAACAGAGGCTTCATGCGTCTTTGCTATTAATGGTGGGTCTTCCAGTAATTTTAATATTTTTGGAGCATAAGCTGTGCTAACAATATATAATATTTTAGTTACTGTTTCTACATCTTGTTTATTGCTTTTCTTGTGATTAATGTCTTTATCAACAAGCACATAGTTATAAATAGAATCTTCTCCGCCTTTGCTTTTAGGGACGACATGGTCAATTTCAAATCCATCTTCTTTAACATCCCGCCCTGAATAAAAACATTTTCCGCCGAATGCCTTAAACATCGCTTTTCGTAACTTTTTATTGGTTGTTTGGTAGGTATGGTTCATTTTGATATCTCCCGTTAAAGATTATTTGAGGTGCAAAGGGCGGGTCTAAATGTAAACGGCATTCAGAAATTATGGCCGATCAAGCCAACCACCCATTGATGAATTAGACCTACAATCTATTTTGCTGAGGGTATAATGTCAAGTAATTTCTCAAGATTCTCTATTTTTTTAACACCGGCAAGCTCATCCTCAACCTTGCAGACACCTGTTCAGTGACGGTTCTGTCCGTTAAAGCAGACAGCTTCCCAGTTCAGCGACCCGTCTGACAGCACGCAGTCTCCCTGGGCGTTTGTTAGGTTTGGACTTGTCCAGCCCTACCATTGAAAGTTTACCAAATTGGAGGATATTTTGAGCAGCATTAAAATCACGATCAACAACTTGACCACAACCCTGACAAGTCCACTCTCTGTCTTTAAGCGTCAAGGATTCGTTAATCCATCCACAAGCATTGCATCGTTTCGAGGATGGGAAGAAGCGGTCAATCTGTCCAAAATATGTTCCGTTCCATTCGGATTTATATTTGAGTTGTCTGACAAATTCAGACCAGCCACTGTCCGAAACACTCTTTGCAAGGCAGTGATTCGCCATAATACCCTTCACATTCAAATCTTCGGCAAAAATAGCTTGGTTATCGCTTACCAGCCGATGACTCAATTTGTGAAGGAAATCATTTCTTTGGTTAGAAATCGTTTCGTGGATACGGGCAACCTTAATTCGTGCCTTGTTTCTTCTGTTACTGCCTTTCTTTTTACGAGAAAGCAATTGTTGAAGGCGTTTCAGTTTATCTTCAGACTTGCGAAGGAACTTTGGGGCGTCAACGCTTTCGTTTTCAGATGTTACAAGGAAGGATTTAAGGCCAAGGTCAATGCCTATCTCTCCACCTATTTGTTTAGGTTCAATATCCTTTTCAATCTCGCAAAGAATAGAGGCAAAGTATTTGCCGGAAGGTGTTTTAGATACTGTGACACTTTTCATCATGCCTTCCACTTCTCTATGCAGGACAATATCAATCAGGGAAAGTTTCGGGATATTAAGTTGTTTTGTTTCAATATTTATACTAAAATGTTGAGGTATGGAAAAAGATTGTTTTCTGCTTTTCTTTTTAAAATTAGGAAACTTAAAGCCGTGATTGAAAAAATGATTATAGGCGCTATCGAGATGTCTCAAGGATTGCTGAAGAGCTTGAGAGTTGGACTCTTTAAGCCAATTCATATCAGTCTGTTGTTTAAGTTCGGTCAGCATCTTTGCTGTATCATGATAGTTAAGACTTTGTTTTTCTTGTCCTTTGTTTGCGGCATAGTAGTCTATCCGTTTACGGAGAAAGAAGTTGTAAACAAAGCGGGCTTGGCCAAAATGAGAGGCAAGAATTCTTTCTTGTTCGGGCGTTGGATACAAGCGATATTGAAATGCTTTGTTAATTGTTTTAATCATAGTTACAATATATATCAGTATTATGTAAAGTCAAGTATTATTTTAAAGGCACGCCTTATATCCGCCACCTGAAGGAGACGGTTTTACGGCGCTTTCAGATAAATTACCAATCTCCGACCATTTGCTCCGGTTGATAAATATCTCCAAACCACTGCGTACCTTTTATCTCTCTTAAATCATCAAATCCTTTCTCCCTGCCACCATATATCGCCCAAGCTAAAGCATAAAGAGCATCGTCCTGAACACCGTGTCGTTTAAATTTCTCAGGCGACCCGAATAATGTCTTTTTACGTGTGGCGACATTCTTTTGATATGTGATGTTATACTCAAACATAAGGGCTTCTTCTTCAAGGATGTCATCATGCCTTGCCCCTGCAACTGCTAACGTTGGTATTTTTATCCTTCCGGTGTTATATAGAAAGTATAATTCGTTAAATGCTGCATTCTGTCTATTTGGATTCGGATAGAGCATTTCAAATTCTATATCGTTTTCTTTACACCATTCATCAAGATCCCACATGCCCCATCGTTCTGAAGTGATTTTGTCAATTCCGTGCATTTCCTGCTGGCTCATAAGGCAGACTTCTTTAATACCAGACAATGAATGGTCATAAATATCTGCAACGTGTAAGATTATATAGATATAATTAAGGGTTGTGGCTGAATTATACACTAACGACTTACTTCCAATAGCACCTTTGGCTACCAATACGAAAATAGTTCTGGCATTTGCTCTCTTGCCTTCAGGATCAGCTCTATCTACTCCTGCCAAAATCGTCCAGTTTGAATCGTATATTCTTGACAGTTCGTTAAAATCCTCAAGCCTTGCCATCTGCGGCGCATTCTGTCCTGTTCTCAGTGGCATTACGCTATCTATTGACCATATCCTTTCATCAATAGACTCAAGCACGTCTTCGCTTGAATAGGGTGATGTATCGGTATTGCCAAACTTATCAATTATATTATTTTCAACTTCTATGATTTTGTTCTTTTGTTTTAATAACGCTACTACTTCATTGTGCCGTCCAAGCTGATGGTCAAGCCCAAGGATTCTTGATGCTTCGACTTGTTCTTTGTCGAAGTATTTATTAGAACCGGATGTCCATAAGTTAAGGATATATCTGTTAAAATCTTGTTTTGGGAAGGTTGTCCGATAAGATTCTATCTGTTCAGGTGTCATATTCGGGTTTAAATAGTCACTATGATGGCCTTCCTTACTAAATTTATAAGATACAAATAGCTTAGGGTCTTTTTTATTTATATAGGATTTATATAGTTTATGAAGGATGTGGTCTGGTCTTGACACGGTTGAATCAACCACACCTAAAGCATTTGGCATGTTTCGTGTCGAACCATATATCTGACTAAAAAAGGTTTCATTCCGGAGGTCGAACATTTCAGAAAAGGTAAAGCCGGTTATGTTTGAATAGATGCCTGAAAAGGAAGAAATACACCTTATTATAGAGATGATACTTTTTGAACTGTCTTTTATGCAGATTTCTTTCTCTTTTATATTACGCTTTCCGACTATTGCATGTAACTTGGGAGAGTTCTTGATTAGATCACGAATTATGTCATAGTGGGAGAAAAGTATCTGATCTTTGCTGTTCGCTGCGAGCATGATCTTTTGTCGAGGGAAGCAAAAGAACTTCCAAAGCTGGATTAGAACTGCCTTGAGGGAATTGTGGGTAACTGTAAAATCACCAGTTACATATCTACCATTCCCATCCAAATTAAACCCATAATATTCTTGTTCCCCAACTGATTTAATTTCTTTAATACCAGTAGGAAGAATATTCTTCCATTTACTTCTTGGAGTAGCTTTCTTTCTATCAAGAAGAGTAGGAATCACAGAACAATCACCAGAAATCCCTATTCTATAATATTCACCAGAGAAATTAATGTTCTTAATAGTTTTAATACATTTTTTCATTACAACAAAAAAACCTAAAGATCGTGCTAAAAAACAAATGTCCTCTGAAAGAACTTTACTTTTTAATGTTAACTGAACAGAGTTTCTGTTTACATACCCATCACTATCTACAAGACCAGCAAGAAGTTTTAATCTATTCTCACGAGAATTGATTTTATATTCTTTGGGGATATGTTTATTTTTTATAAGATTGTAATCCTTAAGAAAACTAAACAACTTGTTACTACCTTTGATTCCTTGTTTTTCTCCTACAATGTGATATGAATTGGCTTTATTTTCTTTTTTTGAATAACATGACAATCGCATCCCTAATTGGTTGGCATAATCTTGTAAGTAATCAACTATTTCTTTGTCCATTGTAGTAATTGCGGTAGTGCCAGCATCCCCATCCCCGAGCCACTGGCCCAAAAAATAAGGGTTTAAACTCACATTTTGTTCAGGGAATTCAAGTGGGACTTTATAAAGAAGATACATTTGTTTAAAATAATTACTTCGTTCCATATAATCTTTTACAGAGATGTCAACGACTTTCCCAACCTGAAGATCATTACATGGTTTCCCCCTTTGGGTTTTTTTGTATCCACGACGTTTCAAAGAAAGAATATGATCTTTAGTTACAGTCAATGATTCCCCACGCATTGGAACAACTTCAAACATTTCTTCTTTTCCATTAACTAAAGACAAAACTTTTCTTGGTGTATTATCATCTCCCATAAGCAAATCGCCAACAACAATATCTTCTACCTTCTTGATAGATCCGTCTAACATTATGATTTTACTACCTTTTTTCTGGCATTTTCCCTCGCCTCTTTGTTCAATAAAAATGATAAGTCTATGAAGAAACCTATTTTCACTATCCATTTCTAGCGCACGACAAAGGACCTCTTTCTGCGCTTGCCACATATCGTAGTACGACTTTTTGGTAACACTGTGTTTTGTTTTGGGAAGATCTCCCATATAACACCATTGAGGTGAAGACGCATTTTCAGGATATACCGGTACACGGACATTCTCTTCCGCCCAAAGAGTCATTCCTTCTCCGCCTTTGCGGTAAGCAATTAATCTGTCATCGAGGATTATATCTTCTTTCATTGATCTCCCGCAAGTCTGTCTGTGTAATGGGTGTCGCTGTTATCAAGAATCTCAACAATAGCTGTCCTCTTACCATCTCCAATCTGTATTCCTGCTGTTATCTCTTGCACCCTGGTCTTGACTCGTCTTCTTAATAACTTATTAATATCCAGGGATTCGATTGCCTGTAACAACGCACGTTCTTCGGACAATAATGGGTTGACTTTGATATTGCCAAACTTATCTTCTGTCATAATCTTAGTCGCAAGGATTTCTTTCTGAACTCTTACAAGATTATGGTGTAATCTTAGATATTTAAGGCCAAGCTCGACAAGGTCATATTCATCAAGCTCATTCTCAAGATATTTAAAGACCGGTTCAAGGATATGATTTAAATAATCCTGCTCAACTTTACATCTACCATCATCCTGCTGGCTATTGCATTTATCATAAAGACGGCATTCAGTATTACAATCAGTTACTAAATTCCACGAAAGCAGTGTAAGACCACTCTTTAGTTTGTTGTCTTTTAGGATTAAATCATGCATGATCTATCTTCCATATTGGTTCGATTCCCTTCCCAAGATGATGTCCACAACAAATACATGTCTTACCGTTGTCAACATCATGATAATCATGTCCATACATAACACATCGCTGATTTAGTTGGAAATTCCATCGTTCAATCATATCTTTTATTTCTTTTGTTATTATAAACTCCACAATAATCCTAATACCTCCATAATGGTTTAATATTCCTACCCAAATGATGTAATATATGATCTTTTTGATTCTCAAAGACCGCAAGATTGTAAATTGATGTGTTCCATTGACATTCATTTCTGATTACCGCTTCAACGAGATAGCCAGAATTTACTGATTAGGTCTTATTTTCTCTCAACGGTCGTTATTTATAGTGTTTCCAGTAGCCCCTCGGTACACTTTTGTTTATCTTGCCTTGCTAAATCACAACCAGCTAAAACTGCATGCCCAGCTTGTAATATATTTTTAGCTGCATTAATATCACGCATGTTCTCAGATTGACACTCCTGACACGTCCATTTTCTAACAGACAAATTAAGTTTATTCAAAATAAAACCACAGTTAAAGCAGCGTTTAGATGAAGGAAAAAACTTGTCTATTTTAACTAAAGTCCTTCCATAAAGATTAGATTTATATGTCAATTGTTTTTCAATTTCTCCCCATGATACATCGGCTATGGCTTTTGCAAGACTATGATTTCGTATCATGTTTTTAACCTGCAAATTCTCCATCGCTATTAGATCATTTTCTTTTATTAATTTAGTTGTCATTTTGTGAATAAAATCTGCCCTTGAATCTGTTATTTTTGCATAAATCTTCGCCACTCGTAATTTAGCTATAGCCCTTCTATTGCTACCCTTTTTACATTTTGACAATTTTTTTTGTGCTTTTCGCAGTCGTTTCTCATATTTCTTTGTAAATTTTGGATTACCTGAACTATTGCCGTTGCTATCAACAATAATATCGGTTATTCCTAAATCAATCCCAATTTCGCTGTTTGTTCTTTTTAATTCTATTTCTTTTTTTTCTACAACAAAGGATATAAAGTATCTACCAGAATTATCTTTTGTTATTGTTGCCGATGAAAAATCCGATGGCAGTTCTCTTGACCATTTAATTTTTATTGGTTCTTTTATTTTAGCAAGGAGAATATTATTGTCTTTTATTCTAATACCACCTTTTGTATATGTGGCTGATTGTTTATCAAACTTTCCTTTAAATTTTGGATAATTATTTCTTTTTTGAAAAAAACCAACAAATGCTTTATCGAGATGTCTCAAAGATTGTTGAAGTGTTATGTTTGGCACTTCTTGAAGCCATAAAAAAGATTTTTCTTGTTTAAGCAAAGTAAGCTTTTTGGATAATTCGTACTGACCTATTTTTTTATTATCATTATAAAACGCATCTGTTTTTACACGTAATCCCCAGTTATAAATAAATCTTGTGCAACCAAAAACTTTTGCCATATAATTCTTTTGGTCTTGTGTTAAATAGACCCTATATTTGTATCCGAGATTCATGCTGACTAATATAAACACTATTAGTTAATCTGTCAAGTCTTATTTTCAAATACCCAAATTGGTTCTATTGTTTTCCCTAAATGAAACAATAGATGTTCTTGTTGATTCTTAAAAACAATTAAATTGTAGATATTGCAGTTCCAGTCGTTGCCGTCATCAAAATGCACGATATGCTCTGGTTTCAACTTGAAATATTCAGATACTTTATATCTTGCCATCTTTTGTTTGCCTATCCTTGCATCTGAGTAAGCACTTTGGCAGGTCTGGTCACAAAAGTGAGTCTTTTGGCTTCTGACTCGACATCTATGCCTTTTAATTTCCTTGCCACAAGCATCACAATTTACTGATAAAACAGACAATGCTTTCAAATCTATTTCGTGTTTGTGAAGCAACTTATAGATAGCCTGACGTGACACACCATATTTGTTAGATAGACTCGTTGCAGACATCAATCCATCTTTAAAAGTGGCTATAATTTCCTGGCATTCTTTTTTTGTTAATTGCTTCATGGTTACGACCATACAAAAAGTGAAACATAATGTCAACCATTATTTTTAATTTATATTATTTTTAATTCCTATATATATCGCTTGACAAACACTTTTTATTCTGTTATGGATTTCTCAAGATGGTTAATGCCATCAACCTCCATTAATAGCCCCGTTTACATAGGGTAGGCGGGGCAACACCTCATAAGGAGCTTCAATGGTGTTTGACTTCTATCACGACCACGCCCAACCTCTCGACCGCATTCAGGTCGGGAAGCATCTCATAGTAAGATCATCATCTCCATCAAACTGCGTAATTTGTGGTACAAAAACATTCTGGCGAGATTCGGAAGACATGCAGCCGGTGTGCGAAAAGATATGCCTAAGACAACTCCATAAACCAATAGTCGAGGTGAGCCATGACAGAGTTTTTGCTTGATTGTCTATGGGTACTGTCCCAGTGTGTTATAGGCTTTTCTGTTATAATGCTGATGATAACCGGAGCTAACACATTGAGAAACACTTGGCTTGACCTAAGACGGCGCATGGAAGAAAGGGCAAATGAGAAGTGGAAGAAAGACTGACTTGCGAACTGGCATGGAAACTAAACAAAGATAAGCTGATCCGGATGGCATATAAAAATACATTCAATGCTTTGGCGGCTACAGCAGAACTATTCTGGGAATTGGCAACTGAAGAAGCAAATCGAAAGGCTAAATATGATAGCACGACCAATAGAACAGTTTGACTTCGCAGATGATTATAAAGTATTCTGGTTGGATATTGTGGGAAAAGCCGGTATCGAATTATATGGAGATATAAATAATTTCTGCGAAACATACAGAAGGTCTCCAAACAAAATATATAACGACATAAACAAGATGTTAAAAGTAGTCCCAATAACTCTGCGAAAATTAATAATTGAAATCTTTATGACAGAGTATGGAGGTGTAGATGAAAACTAAAATAGCAAGGCGGTGGCTGCGGCGGCATAAATGGAAAATAGTAAAGTTTAATCTTGGGTATTTTGACAAGGGCACTCAGTTCCATAAACAATACCGTGCTTGTAAAAGAGCTACTGAGAACAGCCTGTTCAGGAAATTTATCTAATGGATAACGAATTTGACTTCATAGACGCAATCGAAATGCTTATTGATATGCACCAGGACCGCAATGTCACTGTTGATTTCAACAACGAGTTGATAACCATCGAAGCATCTCAGTGCCAAGGTTGTAATTCAGTGGTTGACCAGAATAACAAAGTAGTAACTCATATAGGGAAGAACATAGGCTGGGTTCTATAATGCCAATACTAAAAATGACCTGCCCATCTAAAATTTGTACCAAATGTAATATTGAAAAACCATTGACCGAGTTTTATGAAAGGAAAGATTCTGCTACTGAATTCAGATCGAACTGCAAGATTTGTATGAGAAGTGCTGGGAAAAACTGGAGAAAATATCATAAAAAAGAGATAAAAGCACATCGTATTACAACCGAGAAAGAACGTAAAACATATTATTATGCTAATAGAAAGAAAATATTATCTCAAATAAAGGCACGTAGCGAAGAGATAAATGCCAATAAAAGACAAAGGCGCAAAACAGATCTTAAATTCAAATTAAATAATAATATTTCTGGTGCTATTCATAAATCATTAAAAGGAAATAAAGGTCATCAAAAATGGCAAGATCTCGTTGGTTATACAACTAATCAATTAATTAAACGTTTAAAATCAACATTACCAGATGGTTATGTTTGGGATGATTACATTAAAACAACGCAACTTCATATTGATCACATAATACCTATATCTGTATTTAATTTCACAAAACCCGAGCACGAAGATTTTAAAAAATGCTGGGCATTGAAAAACTTACAATTATTACCGGCGAAAGATAACTGGTCAAAACATGCCAAAATAACAAAGCATTTTCAACCGTCCTTGTTAATATAAATGCGGTTATGAAAAACTAAAAGAATATCAATGCCATGTGTGTAAAGTAGGAATAGGCGAAAAGCATTTGCCGTTTTGTTCAGTTGGTTTTGGATTTTTCGGACAAGGAGTGTGATGAACATAATTAGATACCATAAAGAAGAAGAATTTAAACTAATCAAAGAGAAGAACCTCATAGACTTTGTGCGTATCCAGTACGGTAGAGAACGATAGTTCCTAAATCTATGGAATTTTATTCATTGGACACGGGACTAACAGAGGGCTTTAGGAATAGAGCAGTAGTTGTTTGGGTGATCTTACCTTCGGATGTTTA